CCCGCAGTGCCGGCTGCTCCAGAAGCACCGGCTGAAGTACCAGCACCAGCACCAGCGGCTCCCGCAGTGCCGGCTGCTCCAGAAGCACCGGCTGAAGTACCAGCACCAGCACCAGCACCAGCACCATCGTTTGTTCATAAAGACAATATGACTCCTGCTGACCAAGCAGATTTTGAGGCTAAACAAAAAGCCTTGAACGCCCAAACAGCAGCCGATGCGGCGGCACCTGCTCCGGCGGCACCCGCTCCGGCGGCACCTGCTCCGGCGGCACCTGCTCCGGCGGCAGCTCCAAATTATGATGCAATGCCTTTTGGTCAAGCATTTGGTGCGGCACGTAAAGCAGGTGCTAAGGACTTTACGTGGAAAGGCAAAAAGTATGCTGTGCAAATGGCACCAAAACAAGCCGCTACTCCAAATCCAGCTGGCACCGTTAAAAATGCCGCAGGCGGTCAAACAACTACCAATGCTGGCGGCGCCGCTACTAGTGTTACTCGAAACAGTCGTCCAGTTGTTCCAGGTTCATTAAGAGCTCAACAACAAGCAAATCAAGCGGCACAACCTGCAACTGAGTCATATATGAAAGATCTCAATGCTATGCGTAGAATTGCTGGATTGAAAGACTCTGGAACATAATTGGTAGAATTACTTCAATATTAAGCAAGATTTCACTTGCGAATATAAATAAAAGTGCGTACAATAACATGTATGCACTTTTTGTTTGTGTAGTGGCACAAACAAAACATAGGCAAACAAAGGCATATTAAAGGAGAAATATTATGGCATCTTTGGCTGAAATTAGAGCAAAACTTAAAGAACAAGAGTCACGTGGTACTGGTGAGAGAACAGGCGGTGACAATTCAATATATCCATTTTGGAACTTAAAAGAAGGTAGCGAATCCGCAGTACGCTTTCTTCCAGATGGAAATTCCGACAACACTTTTTTCTGGGTAGAACGAGCAATGATTAAGCTCGAGTTCGCTGGCATTAAAGGTGAAACAGAAAGCAAAAAAACAATGGTACAAGTACCTTGCATGGAAATGTATGGTGAGACATGTCCTGTTTTGAGTGAAGTACGTGCTTGGTTTAAGGACCCAGCGTTGGAAGATATGGGTCGCAAGTATTGGAAGAAACGTAGTTACATTTTCCAAGGATTTGTGACTGAAGATGGTTTGAAGGAAGAAAACAAATCCGAAAATCCAATTCGTAGATTCATTATTGGTCCACAGATTTTCCAATTGATCCGTGGCGCATTGTTGGATCCAGAAATGGAAGACTTGCCAACTGACTTTGTACATGGTGTTGATTTTAAATTAATCAAAACCAGCAAAGGTGGCTATGCTGATTACAGCACAAGCAAATGGAGCCGTCGTGAACGTCCACTAACTAGTGATGAAGAAGCGGCAGTCAAGACACATGGTCTATTCAATCTTAAGGACTTCTTACCTAAGAAGCCAAGCGAGATCGAAGTTAAGGTCATCAAAGAAATGTTTGAGGCCAGTGTTGATGGTGAAGCATTTGATATGGAACGTTGGGGTCAGTATTTTAAACCCAGCGGTGCTAATCAAAATACTGGTGATCCAGTGGCACAAGCAACAAAGATTGCAAAGGCAACTCCAGCAGTAGTGGAAGAAGATCCACCGTTTGATGTTGATCCTCCTAAAGCGGCAGTTAAACCTGCTACCGAAGCTGTGGCTAGTGGCGGTGATCGTGCGCAAGATATCCTTGCAATGATCCGTAATCGTCAGAAGTAATAAAAATAAGGGGGCTCAGTCCCCCTTACTAACCACAACACAAGGAGAACAACTATGGCTACAAAAGCCTTTGACTTATCTAAATTTCGAAAAACATTAACAAAAAGTATTGAAGGTCTTGGAGTAGGCTTCAATGATCCTACAGATTGGATCTCTACAGGCAATTACGCATTAAATTATTTGATCAGTGGTGACTTTAACAGAGGTGTTCCACTGGGCAAGGTAACTGTGTTTGCAGGCGAAAGTGGCGCTGGCAAAAGTTTTATTTGTTCAGGCAACTTAGTTCGCAACGCACAACAAGCAGGCATTTATGTTATCTTAATTGATACAGAAAATGCGCTTGATGAGGCATGGTTACATGCTCTTGGTGTAGACACAAGTGAAGATAAATTACTCAAGCTAAACATGGCAATGATTGATGATGTGGCTAAAACCATTCATGAATTCATGAAAGAGTACAAAGAAATGGCAGAACGTCCTAAAGTCCTATTTGTCATAGACTCATTGGGTATGTTGCTTACCCCTACTGACATTAATCAGTTCCAAGCTGGTGACATGAAAGGCGATATGGGTCGTAAGCCAAAAGCATTAACCTCATTAGTTCGTAACTGTGTAAACATGTTTGGCTCATGGAATGTTGGTATGGTCTGTACTAATCACACATACGCAAGTCAAGATATGTTTGACCCAGATGACAAGATTAGTGGTGGACAAGGATTTGTCTATGCGTCTAGTATTGTTGTTGCAATGAAAAAACTCAAACTTAAGACTGACGAGAATGGTGTTAAGACCAGTGAAGTACATGGCATTAGAGCCGCTTGTAAGATTATGAAAACACGTTATGCAAAGCCTTTTGAAACTTTGCAAATTGAAATTCCATATGAGACAGGTATGAACGCTTATAGTGGACTTGTTGATTTATTTGAAGATAAAAAACTTTTAGTACAACAAGGCAACAGACTAAAGTATATTGAGCCAACTACCGGAGAAGAGTTCTTATTCTACCGAAAAGAATGGAAAGATGATAAATTAGATATGATAATGCAAAATTATCACATTAAACCTAAAACTATCATCGAAGAGGAGACAGAGGTAAATGAATGACAATCAAATTGCAGACGTTTGGCTATTGTTTAAAGAGTACATTGACAAAAAAGAAGTTGCCGCAATAGCGGAAAAATATGTTGATCTACTTGCAGACTATGGCGTTAAAGACAAAGTATTAGAAGGTGCTCGTGGTGTGGATGCCGATTTGGATCATGCTATTGAGTATTACCTTGAAAATGACGAAGAAGAAATTGTTGAAGAATACGAAGACATAGACGACGAAGAAGAAGAAGATTATTAATGTGGTATAACAAGATTAGTAAGGATATAAGTCATATTCCTGACGCTGTGCTACACTACGAAGCCGAGCTACAGGCAGCAAAAAGCGATGTCCGTATAACGGGAAATATTGAAAAGGCAGCTGCCAATATGCCTGGTGTTGTGGAACATAGATTTAATCAACTTCAAGAGATTGAAGCTATTCTTGAATATTTAAACATTGAATTACGACGTCTTCGTAGTCAACACTTTCGTAAGTACTTGGAAAATTACCAGAGAGCTCTTACCAGCCGCGATGTTGAAAAATACGTGGATGGTGAGAGCGATGTGGTTGATTTTGAAAAAATTATCAATGAATTTGCACTACTACGAAACAAGTGGCTGGGCATTACCAAAGCATTAGATATTAAACAATGGCAGTTAAGTAACGTAATTAAACTACGTACTGCTGGCATGGAAGATGCTTCTTTATAATGAACAATGAAGAACTGCTTGATCTTGCTAAAAAATTAACACCCCTCATTGCTTTTGAATTAACTAAAACACCAGTAATGTACGGGAATTACGGAAAAGTTGAATGCGAGTCAAACGTAAAATTATCCAATACATTTTTTAATTTAAATTCTGGATCAGTATCAATTGGTGAATTTACTTTTTTTGGAAACAATGTTACAGTAATAACTGGGTCGCATGATATTAGTAAAACTAAAAAAGAAAGATGGGCGTTTCCTAGAAAAGGTAACGATATTGTTATAGGGAAAGGCGTTTGGATTGCAAGTAATGCAATTATTCTAGGACCATGTACTATTGGCGATAATGCTGTAATTGCTTCAGGTTCTGTAGTGTTATCTGGAACTTATGAATCAAATACTTTGTATGCAGGCGTTCCAGCAAAATACAAAAGAAAAATAATTTAGTAGAGTAATCTACGTATATAAATATCACTATGAAAATAGTGATTGTTACAGGTGGGTTTGACCCCATACACTCTGGGCACATTGCCCTACTCAAAGAAGCTAAAAATTTAGGCCATGCTCTTGCAGTTGGCTTAAACTCTGACGAATGGCTGCGTCGAAAGAAAGGTCACGAGTTTATGCCGTGGTCTGAACGTTCTGCTATTATTGAAAATTTAAAAATGGTAGACATCGTATTTTCTTTTGATGACAGCGATGGATCAGCCATTGATGCTATTAAACGTGTTAAAGAAGTTTATCCAGATGATGAATTAATCTTTGCCAACGGCGGCGATAGAACAAAAGACAACATACCAGAAATGATTTTTGAAGATGTTGAATTTGTTTTTGGCGTTGGTGGTGAAGACAAAAAAAACTCAAGCAGTTGGATCCTTGAAGAATGGAAAAGTCCAAAAACCACTAGACCATGGGGCTATTATAAAGTATTACATCAAGTAGGCGCAGAAGTAAAACTCAAAGAGTTAACTGTTGAACCAGGTAAAAGTCTAAGTATGCAAAAGCATAAACAGCGTTCAGAGTTTTGGTTTGTTAGTGAAGGTGAAGCAACTGTCTATACACTTAATAGAAAGACAGATTCTGAATTAGTTGGCAAATTTACACAATTTGACCACACATGGATTGCCAATAACGAGTGGCATCAGTTAGTCAATGAAACATTGGAACCATTACGTATCATAGAAATACAATATGGATCAAACTGCTCTGAAGAGGACATAGAAAGAAAATGAAAGTATTTGTAGGCTACGATGATCGAGAAGATATTGCATACAAGGTATGCGAATATTCTGTTAAACGTAATAATAAAAAAGCACAAGTGTTTCCTTTAAAGCAGGAAGAACTTAAAGAGGCTAACCTATACTGGCGAGAAAAAGATCCGCTGAGTTCAACAGCATTTACATTTACACGCTTCCTAGTACCAGCACTAATGAACTATGAAGGCTGGGCAATATTTTGTGATTGTGACATCATATGGATGCTTGATCCGGCTGAAATTATGAAGTATGCTGATGAAAAATATGCAGTAATGGTTGTTAAACATGACTACACTCCACCTGAAGGTTTAAAGATGGACGGACAAAAACAGTTGCCGTATCCAAGAAAAAACTGGAGCTCAGTAATACTATGGAACTGTGGACACCCATCAAATAAAAAAGTTACGCCCGACCTAGTTAACACAGAAACTGGTCAATACCTACATAGATTCAATTGGCTTAAAAACGAAGAGATTGGTGAGTTAACACACCATTGGAATTGGTTAGTTAATCACTATCATGAACCAAAAGACGGAACACCACATGTTATACACTACACTGAAGGTGGGCCTTGGTTTGACAATTATAAGCATTGTGAGTACGGTTATCATTGGGAAATGATACGTAACGAGATGGTAATAGCAAATACATCTCCACCGCCTCCTCACAAGTATGCAAACTTGCCAGAAGAGATTAATAATATTATTGATAAAATGGTTGAGTACCGTATGGACTCAAATAATGAATATTATAAAACTACAAGAGATGACTTAATTAAAGAAATTGATACAAACTTATCACCTAAACGTGTATATGCTGTTGACAGTGAATTTAGATACGCTAGGAAAGGAAATGTGTACGACCCTATGTTAGAAAACTTTATGATTGGTTCAGGTGGCCAAATAACAACCTGGGATATGATTGAGGGCAATAACTCGCCAGTGGTCATTAGAGGCATTGCAAAACGTAAGCAAATACATACTTGTTGGGAAACCAAGAGAGATTTTTACTATATAGATACTGGTTACTTTGGTAATGGCAAACGTAAACTATATCATCGAATAACAAAAAATCATTTACAAAACATCTATCCAATTATTAATCGTCCACGAGATAGATTAATGGCAACTGGGTATCAGCCACATAAATTTAGTCGAGGATCAAATATATTGATCTGCCCACCATCAGCAAAAGTAATGAAATTCTATGATCTTGATTTGGATCAGTGGATGGAAGAAACATTGCTAGAACTTAAAAAACACACTGATAGAAACATTGTTATACGATTAAAACAAAGCAGAGAAGTGCGTATGCACACTGACACATTAGAA